AATTGCTTACTCCTTACCTTGCTAGTAAGTTGATGGTTCTTCAACGTAGTAAGGAGCTTCCGCCTTTGCCTAAGGGAATTGTTTTCCCCACGGTCATTGCTGGTCTGGAAGGTATTGGCCGTGGTCAGGACCGTGAGTCCCTGATGCTGTTTATCCAAACCCTTGCTCAGGGTATGGGCCCCCAAATCATCCAGTCCTATATCAATCCAGATGAGGCTATTAAACGCCTTGCTGCATCATTTGGCATTGAGTCTTTAGGGCTTGTGAAGAGTCCTGAGGATCGTCAAGCTGAGGCTGATCAAGCACAGCAAGACAATATGAATCAATCACTTATGTCTCAAGCTGGGCAACTTGCTAAAGCTCCACTTGCAGACCCATCCCGTAATCCTGCTCTACAAGAACAGTTAGCTAATAATGGCAATCAACAACAACCCCCAGTCCCAGCGCAAGAGGGCCCGGACGGAGGAGGGGCAATTCAAGGGCAATAGTCCTGAAGCGCCTGAAGTAAATCAAGCTTGGGAACCAATCCCACTTCAACCTAATAAATATGCTGTTAAGCCAAAGATTACCGCTAATGGCAGCAAACCAAAGATTGGTGCTACTGAGAAAGTAACACCCAATTTTAATCGGGTTGATATTACCACTTATTAAACATGACATTCTCATCGTTTTCCACAGATACAGAAGCTCAAAGCACCAACCAACAGCAAGCAGAGGCTAAGGCCCTTGTTGAAGGTGAGCGTTTGATGGAAGCTCAGGCTAAGGCCCAAGAGCGTGAGTACGAACAAGCCCGTGAGGCGGAAGAATCCCAGCTTCGCTTTGCTGGTAAGTACAAGTCCGCAGAGGATTTGGAGAAGGCTTATCTGGAGCTACAAAAGAAACTTGGAGAAGGATCACAACCTGCCAACGATGAGGGCTCTGAGCCCACTGAGGATGACCAGGAAGAGGCCTCTGAACCCCCTGAGGGGGAAGTGGATCCTATTGATACTTCAGAGACCGTCAAGCTGCTTGAGGGTGCCACTACTGAGTATTACAACAATGAGTCAGGCTTGACTCCTGAAACGTATGAAAAGCTTTCTCAACTCAGTAGTAAAGAACTGCTTGATTCTTGGATTGCTTACACCAAGTCTCAAGAACAAGCCCTTGCTCAGCAAGCTCTCAATCAAGCTGATGTGGATCGTGTGATGACTGCTGTTGGTGGTCAGAACGAATACAATCAAATGCTTGGTTGGGCTAAGGATAATCTGAATCCTGCTGAAGTTGCTGCTTACGACTCAGTTGTTAATAGCAACGATCCAGATGCCATCTACTGGGCGGCTCTTGGTCTCAAGGCTAAGTACACCGATTCTGTTGGCTATGAAGGTAAACAAATCACTGGTAAGCGGACTCCTGCTACCAATGAAGTGTTCCGTAGTCATGCTGAACTTGCACGGGCTATCCGTGATCCACGGTATCGGGATGATCCTGCTTACCGCTTGGATATTGAAACTAAACTTGCACGTTCAGGACAATTGATGTGATGAAAAAGAAAGGTACTGGTAAAGGCGGCGGTAAGAAAGGCTGCTGATTGGATTGGGGGCACCTCAGAGTCGGACCCCCTTTCTCTTGTGGAGGGACCACGTTAAAAACCCAACCGGTTGGTGTAGGCCCGAAAGGACACCCTACAAACGGTTCTAATAAAACCAAGTTAATAGAAGCTTCTTAAATAGGACAAGGCCTTATTAAGTCAATAACCCCTTTCCTTAAATAGGTAATTTATCAATGGCTGATTTTACTGTTTCTTACGCTGGCGCCTCTAATGGTGGTGCCGATAAGCGTGCTCTATTCCTTAAGCTCTTCACTGGCGAAGTGTATGAGGCTTTCCGTAACAGCACCATTGCCCGTGAGCTGGTTCAGCGCCGTTCGCTGACTGGTGGCAAAGAGGCCCAGTTCATTCATACCGGCACGATGACTGCTGGTTACCACACCCCTGGTACTCAACTGATTGGTAGCTCTTCTGGCAACCCCCTGGCCGCAGAAACTACCATCGCAATGGATAACCTCCTGGTTAGCTCTGCCTTCGTGGCAAAGCTTGATGAGGTTCTGAGCCAGTACGACATGCGTGGTCCCATCTCTCGTCAGATTGGCCAAGCTCTTGCTGAGCACTATGACCGTCGTATCTTCCGCGTCCTTGACAAGGCTGCTACGGCTTCTGCTCCTGTGACCGGCCAACCCGGCGGCTTCACCGTGGCTCTGGGTTCTGGTAAGCAGTATGACGCCCAAGCACTGGTGGATGGCTTCTTTGCCGCCGCTGCTGTGCTTGATGAGCGTGCTGCCCCTCGTGATGGCCGTGTGGCTGTGCTGAGCCCCCGCCAATACTATGCAATCATCTCCAACGTTGATTCCAATATCCTCAACCGTGAGATTGGTGCTACGGGCGGTAGCCTGAATACCGGCGAAGGTCTCTACGAGATCGCTGGTATCAAGATCTATAAGTCCAACAACATCCCTTTCCTGGGTAAGTATGGTGTTGCTACCGGCACTTCTATTGAAGCTGCTGATACCACCAATGAGAAGAACAGCTACGGCTCTGCTTCTGACTTCACCAACTCCTGTGGTCTGATCTTCCACCGCGATGCTGCTGCTTGCGTGGAAGCTATCGGTCCTGAAGTGCAAGTGACTGGTGGTGATGTTTCCATCATGTACCAAGGTGATTTGATGGTTGGCCGTCTTGCAATGGGCGCTGGTCCTGTCCGCGTCTCTGTTGCTGGTGCTTTCCGTAACACCTGATTTCTATTGGGGATTCCTTCGGGAGTCCCCTCCCTTAACTGGCCCCCAGACCGGGGCCTTCATTGCTATCTAGTACCAATGACCTTAGCTACGACAAAGCTTGATGCTGTCAACCAAATGCTGTCTTCCATCGGGGAAGCTCCAGCAGTATCTCTAGACACAGATAACCCCGAGATTGCCGTTGCTACCTCTACTCTTGATGAAGTAAGCCGGACAATTCAATCAGAAGGTTGGAACTTTAATACTGAGTATGAGTATCCATTTACTCCTGATGGCAATGGGGAAATTGTTATCCCTTCTAATGTTCTTCAGATTGCTGATAACAAAGTTAAATCCACCGCCAAATATCTCACTGTAATTCGCAATGGAAAGCTCTACGATAAGCTTTCTCATTCTTCAGTATTTACCGACATTGTTTATTGTGATGTGGTTTGGTGTTTTGAGTTTAGTGATCTACCCCAAGCATTTAAGGATTACATTACTACCAGAGCTGCACGTGTCTTTGCAGGCAAAGTAGTTGCTAGTCCTGAACAGATCAAGATCATCGCCCAAGATGAACTTGCCTACCGTTCTAATGCTCTTGCGTATGACACCAAAACATCTGAAGTCAATATCTTTGGGATGAAGAACGGTCAGAATACCTACATCTCATATACACCATTTAATACGATTGCTCGCTAATGGCAACAGTATCTCAAAAGATTCCCAACCTGCTTGGTGGAGTCTCACAACAACCTGATTCTCTTAAGTTGCCTGGTCAGTCTAGGCAATGCACCAATGCCCTTCCTGACCCAACCTATGGGCTTCTAAAGCGTCCTGGGTTGAAGCTTGTATCGAGCTTGACAGGAGCTACCTCCGGTGGTCGGTGGTTCTCAATCTTTAGAGATGCTACTGAGAAATACATTGGCCAATTTACGGCTGATGGATCTCTCAAGATTTGGGATGCCCTGACAGGAGCTGCTAAAACCGTCAATTCCATTTCGACTGCTGCTAAGAACTACATTGCTAACGTCACAGCTGAAGACTTTGAGATGCTTCAGGTTAGTGATTATAACTTTGTCTTAAACCGTTCTAAGGTAGTTCAAACTCTTTCTACTCTTTCAACAGCTCAGGCACCTACGGCTTGGGTCAGCGTGAATCAAGTTGGTTATGGTGTCACCTATGAATTGATCCTAAATGGTACATCATATACATACACTACGCCTACCACGTCATCTGGTTCGCCACCAAGCGTTGGCCTTGTCACCTCTAGCCTTGTATCAGCAGTAGGTTCAGGTACTTTTACCCTGACTGCTATTGGTAATGGCATCTCCGTTAAACGGAATGATGGTGCAGACTTCACGATTGATGCTAAAGGTGGTCTTAGTGGTAATGCTATTGTTGCCTGGAAGGGTTCAGTTAATTCAGTTGCTGATCTTCCCATCTCTTGTCTAAATGGTTTTGTCTTTAAGGTATCCAACCTAGACAACGCTACAAGTGATGATTACTATGTGAAGTTTAAGGTTTCTGGCACAGGTTCAAGTGGTGCTGGTATCTGGGAAGAAACGATTGCTCCTGGTGTTAAGACCACGATTGATCCCAGCACAATGCCCCACGTCATCATTCGTGAGGCTAATGGAACCTTCACTTTTAGACCACTTGATAAAGCATCAGTAGCAGCTAATTCAGACTTGTATTGGAAAGAAAGGCAAGTTGGTGATGATACATCCAACCCTTTCCCTACGTGCATTGGCAGGCCAATTACTGGTATCAGCTTCTTTAGAAACCGTCTTATCCTGTTGTCTGAGCAGAATGTTATTTGCTCTCAACCTGGAGACTTCTTTAACCTTTTTGCCAACTCCGCAATTACGGTTACACCAGCAGACTCCATTGATATTTCATGTGGTTCTCTGAAGCCTGTTATCATTAAGCACGCCTTAGCTATTTCCACTGGTTTGCTGCTGTTTAGTGAATTCTCTCAGTTTGTTCTTTACACAGACTCCGACGTTTTCTCAGCTAATACAGCTTCAATTAAGCTACTTTCCAATTTTACCAGTGACCCTAAGACTCGTCCTGTAGAGACTGGAACCTCCATTGTCTTCGTAGATAACAATCAGGGCTATGCTGGTGTCACTGAGATGTTGGTGCAGTCGTTTGAGAACAGACCACAAACAAGTGATATTTCACGTACTACACCTAACTTCATTCCTGCGGATATTAGATCAGTCATAGCATCACCAACAGCATTCATGTTGTCCTTTTTGGGCAATACGAATTCCAATCAGCTGTATATCTTTAAGTATTTCAATAATGGTAACTCCAGGGTTCTAGCTGCTTGGTTCAATTGGATCCTTCCTGGTGAGGGGATGCTGCAAGCCTTTGACCACGATAAGCTTTACCTTGTTACCAAACAAGAGAATGGTTATTGCCTCTCTACGGTAACCGTACTTAGTGATGTAGCTGGTACTGCTGTTAACTCTAGTGGTATTGCTTATGAGTACCGTTTGGATCTCTTTGATCCTAACCCTACCAAAACCTACGTTTCTGGCACAGATACTACCAAGGTTTATTACAAGTCAGGTGTTTACGATTCAGCCTTGCAACCATTAGCCATCGTAGATAGGACTAATGACAAGGGTCAAGTTTATTCACTTACTGCTCAAACCGATGGATCAGGTACTTATGTATCCATCCCAGGAGACGTTACAGCAGCCACTGTGACGCTTGGTTATGCCTTTACCTTGACCGTTGCACTGCCACGCTTCTATGTCAAGCAAGGCCTCTCTGATGGTTCCATACGGGCTGATGTGGTGAATATTCCACGTGTGCAGAGACTGATTGTTGAAAGCACAGACACTGGACCATTCACAGTTAGTATCTCAGCTCTTGGTAAATCATCTAAATCCTTAGAGTATCCACAAGTAGTTGCCAACAGCTATCTAGCAAACACCCATCCTCTGCCACGAATCATTCGTAACGTAGTGCCCATCATGTGTAAGGGTACTGATGTGGATGTGATCCTTACAAGTGCTACTCCTTTCCCATTGTCATTTGTCTCTATGACTTGGCAAGGTCACTATTCAAATCGGGGTATCAGTGAAGTCTAGCTACCGCATTGAAGAGGCTACCT